GCAGGTTATCTGATTATTGAAATCATTGAAAAGCCTAGCGATATTGCACCCAGTTTGATCAGGGTAACGATCAGGCAGATCCAAGCAAGGTTGATGCAGCCACGAAAGAACAAAAATGGCAAGTGAAGAGGTTAGCTATGAGGGGTATAAGTCCAGCACCCTGAGTCAGACGGCTGATGAAACGATGGTGGTAATTTTTTCTAGGAGATCATTATGCCAGCCGGACAGTACACATTTAACGCTGAGCAGGGTGCAACCTTAGCCCGCACCATTCTTTATACCGATGCTGACGAGGTCGAAACCAATCTCACAGGCTACACCGCAGCTATGCAAGTCAGGGCCACCGCAGCGAGCGCAACCGTAATACTAGAACTCACCACCGAAAACACACGAATCACGCTAGGTGGTGCTGCAGGCACTGTTGATTTATTAGTCGATGCTGCCACCATGGAAGCCCTTACTCCTGGCAGATACTTCTATGATCTGGAGCTATACACCGGATCAACAGTAATCAGATTGATTGAAGGTATTTTCAATGTCAAAGCGGAGGTGACCCGATAATGCCAGACATCGTAGTGGTCACAGAATCCGATATCGTCACAGTCACGCAAGGCGAAACGCTAGTCACAGTCTACGATGGCCGAGGGTTGACAGGGCCAGCGGGTGCTGCTGGTGCTGCTACACTTAATGAGCTTACCGACACCACCATTACTGGGGTGGCGAATGGCGACCTTTTAAAATATTCATCGGCATCAACGCAGTGGGTCAACACTAATAAACTAGATGGTGGTAATTTCTGAAGGTAACTTCTAACTAAGGAACTTGAATCATGGCGAACACGATCAGAATTAAGCGCAGAATAGGTGGCTCCACTGGCGCACCTACAACTTTAGGCGCAGCAGAACTTGCCTTCAACGAGAACTCAGGCGGGAGGATTCTTTACTATGGACTAGGTGATGACAGCTTCGGGGTGGCAACATCAGTAATTGCAATCGGTGGCCCTGACTTTGCAGTAACAACAACTACAAATGCCAACATGACTGGCCCGATAACATCAGTAGGGAACGCAACCTCGGTGGCAGCTCAGACCGGAACAGGCACCACCTTTGTGATGAACACTTCACCAACGCTGGTAACGCCAGCACTCGGCACACCTTCAAGCGGTGACTTAACCAATTGCACCTTTCCCACCTTGAACCAGTCCACCAGTGGGAACGCTGCTACAGTGACCACCAATGCCAACTTAACCGGAGTTATCACAAGCAGTGGTAATGCAACTGTAATTGCTAGCCAGACCGGAACCGGATCAAAGTTCGTAGTTGATACGAGTCCTACGCTTATCACTCCTGACATAGGAGTGGCGACTGGCACTAGCTTGGTTCTCAGTGGTGACCTCACCGTCAACGGCACGACCACCACGATTTCTTCAACGACCTTGGCAGTAGGCGACAAGAACATTGTTCTTGCTAGCGCATCCACTACCGATGCGGGTGCAGATCAAGGTGGGATTACCATCAAAGGTCTCAGCGATAAAACATGGAACTGGGTAGATGCAACCGATGCCTGGACAAGCAGCGAGCATATCAACATCGCATCAGCGAAATCCTATTACATCAACGGCACCATAGTTTTATCAGCGACCAGCTTGGGAAGTGGAATTATTTTAGATGGCGGGACTTTCTAACATGGCCAATCTAATCAAGATAAAACAAAGCGCAGTAGCTGCAAAGGTGCCAACCACTGGGGATCTGGTTCTTGGTGAACTTGCGCTCAACACCTACGATGGCAAGCTCTATGCCAAGAAGGATAACGGCACCGCTAGCGTTGTCCAGATCGGTGCTTCCACATCCAGTGCGCTACCTGTCACGCTATTTAGTGGCAGTGTGACCAATGTCAGTATTTCTAATGGCTCGTTGCCAGTGCTTTTGTTTGGTGGCAGCACCGTAAATATAACCGTCACCTAGGAGAAAACATGGCAGCAAGATTCCCGTTAGTAATCAATACGACCACGGTGCAAGAACTTCAAAGCGGTGACACGCTTTCGCTGACATCACCTACGCTAGTGACTCCTATTCTTGGCACACCAACATCTGGAACGCTAACCAGTTGCACCGGACTTCCTATCTCAACAGGTGTAAGCGGACTCGGTACTAGCGTTGCAACTTTCTTGGCTACACCATCAAGCGCAAATCTTGCCTCATGCCTCACGGATGAAACTGGCACAGGGGCAAATGTTTTTGCCACTTCACCAACGCTCACAAGTGCAACGATCACCAGCCTTATCGAAACGAAAACCGCACCAACGATCTCCAGCGGAACGCTCACGCTAAACTGTGCGCTTGGGAATGTGTTTCATGTCTCGCTGAATGCAGCGATCACGACACTTACCATAAGCAACATACCGACCACAGGTTCAGCTTTCGGAATCACTCTGGCATTCACGATGGATGGAACGGCTCGAGCAGTGACATGGGGTGCTGCAATTAAGTGGGCCTCTGGTGGTACGGCACCAACACTCACAAGTACCAATAACAAAGTAGATATCTTTTGTCTCACAACATGGGATGGCGGTACTACATGGTTTGCAATGGTTGGAGGCCAGAACTTCTAATGCCTATTAATAGAAAAATCATGGGTGTGAGTAGGGGCAAAGTGTTTACTGGTGCGTTGAGTGGTACTAGCACGATTGCGACTGGATCTGGCCCTAGAGGCGTTTGTATTTCCGCAGATGGCAGCAGCGTTTATGCTTCTTGTTTTAACGATACAGTATCAATCTTTAGCCGAAACACTTCAACAGGAGCTTTGTCTGGAACTAGCACCATTGCAACTGGATCACTTCCTTTCGGGATTTGCATCTCGGCAGATGGAAAGAGTGTTTACACTCCTAATTTCAGTTCAAATACAGTTTCAATCTTTAGCCGAAACATTTCAACAGGAGCCTTGTCTGGAACTAGTACCATTGCGACCGGGGCAAACCCTTACGCCATTTGTATTTCAGCAGATGGCACTAGCGTTTACGCAGCTAATTTAGGGGGTACGACGGTTTCAATCTTTAGCCGAAACACTTCAACAGGGGCTTTGTCTGGAACTAGCACCATTGCAACTGGGACAAGCCCTAGAGGCGTTTGTATTTCCGCAGATGGCACTAGCGTTTATGTGTGTAATTATGGAGCAGCGACTTTATCAATCTTTAGCCGAAACACTTCAACAGGAGCTTTATCTGGAACTAGTACCATTGCAACAGGAGGGCAACCACTTTTTGTTTGCATTTCGGCAGATGGTAAAAATGTATATGTAAGCAATGAAGGGTCTACGACAGTTTCTATCTTTGATCGAAACACTTCAACAGGGGCTTTATCTGGTACTAGTACTATTGCAAGTGGCGCACAACCTTACGGCATTTGTATTTCCGCAGATGGAAAAAGTGTTTATGCAACTAATTTAGGAGGTACGACAGTTTCAATCTTTAGCCGAAACACTTCAACAGGAGCTTTGTCTGGAACTAGCACCATTGCAACTGGGACAAGCCCTTTCGGAATCTGCATTAGTTCTGACGATGCTAGTGTTTACACTGCTAATTCTGGGTCGGCCACAGTCTCAATCTTCACTCGGAGCTAATCAACCATGCAATACGCAAAAATAAACGGTGACACAGTCCTTGAGTTTCCATCCTATCCACAGCGTGACCACCCAAACACATCCTTTGGCGATGGCTGGCAGGGTGGCGAGATTGAAGGCAGCACTTATGTGCTTGTCGAAATTGAGGACACACCGCAAACCGACCACCTCACACAAGACACGGAAGTTGAACCACCGAAAAAGGTGAAGGGCAAATGGACACAGAAAACCAAGGTGAAGGACATCAGCGTAGAGGAAAAAGCTAAACGCAAAGCAGAGAAAGCGCAGCGTGACGCAGAGCAAGAGGATAACTTCCTCACCAAAGCAGAAATCAAAGCAATACGCAAACTACTTAAGGCGCAACCATGAACCTAATACTAATATCTTTTTTTTTAGTAGTTGGACAACAGGTTACCATTCCCTTAGAAATCCATGGGCAACCAGGGCAATTCATCAGCATCCCCAGTGTGACCGACTGCAAGTCAGTGCAATGGGTGGTCCTTGATGTTGGGCTTAATCTGTTTCCTGTGGAGTTATTACGAGACAGTACCACCGCAGTAGTGAGCGCAAATAGTCCTGGTAAATACAGAGTCCTAGCCTATGCTGCTAAAGGGGATGCAGCCAGCAAACCTGTGATTACTACTGTCATTATTGGTGATCCACCCGAACCCATACCAGCACCGGATGAGGCAGCCAGCAAACTTCAAAAGGAATTAAAATCACTTTATGTATCACTAAGTGAGGATGATAAACAGGGCAAGGCTAAGAAACTATCTAGCCTTTATGCCAGCTTTGCCACCACTGTTAAGGGTGAGGAAGTCCAAACCGCAGGGGAGTTATTAGCCCTATGCAAAGAAGCAGTGGGAAGGGTGCTAAGTCCATCCGATTTGCGAGAAATAAGAGTGCGGATACAATCAGACTTGGCTGGATTTCCTGAAGATCCCGATACCAAATTAGATGAAAGCTTAAGGAAATCCATGTCTAAAAAATTCACGGAAATTTCCAAGGCACTAGGCACATTGAAGTGACACCAAACAATCTAGGATGGATCCACCCTGATCAGCGCACTCCTTCACAGGTGACCCTAGATGCAGCTATAAAATTGCGGATGCCAGCTTTTAGTATCAAGGGCAAATACGCAGAACCAGATAAAGCACTTCTATATCTCTTCATCAAAAACATGAAACCATTCAGCCAGCAAACTGGAAGCTGTGTGGGCAATGGCCTAGGCATGGCTTTGTGGTGTCTGGAATCCGTTGAGGTAACGCAGCTCGGACAGCTAGAAGATCCTGTCTGCCCCTTTTGGTTACTTCCTTACGGAAAATCGCGCGAACTCGCAGGGTTAAATGGCAAGGGTGAAGGCAGTTTCGGATCTGCTGCAATAGAGGCACTCACCAAGTTTGGCACCTTACCCTACAACACACAAGGACTACCACCAGTACAGATCAAAGATGGTGCCATGACCTGGGGAGAGAGTGCCGAGATGCAGTGGAGTGATGGTGAATCCATTGCAGAGGTCTGGTTAGCAGCATCAAAAAAACACACGATCAAATCATCGGCAAGGATTACCAAGTGGGAGCAGGGCAAGGCCAGCCTTATCAATGGATTCCCCATGACCTGCGCTTCTAACTGGGGAGGCCAGATGGATCCACCCATCAAAGGTAACCCATCCATCATTCTAAATAAACGAGTCACCCAGTGGGGTCATCAGATGTGCTGCCTAGCATGGGCACTGCATCCTGAGTTTGGCGATATTTTTTGGATTCAAAATAGCTGGGGTGTGTGCCATGGGAAAAGCCCAGGGTATTATTCCGAACCCGATGGTGGATTCTGGATCACCGCTAAAGAATTTCAATGGATCTGCTCAGATGGTGAAGTGTTTGCCCTGAGTAATTTTGCAGGATTTCCTGCCCAGAAACTAGACTGGTATATCTAGAGGAGATGTTATGAGCTTTATTTTATTCGCTGCCCTGATGGTTAACGCTGATTCAAGTTGCAAAGAATGCAAAGCATATAACGCAAAGCCAGCTATCAGTTCCAAAGTCCAAGGGAAAAGATTCCAACAACTAGGGAAGAGATTACGCAGAGGTGGTAAATCCTGTGTATAGTTTCGACTGGCTAACTATCATTGATCGCTTAGGGCTACCATGCGTGGCCCTAATTGCAATTGGTTATGGCCTACACAACTCTGCTAGATGGTTAGGAAATAACATCCTAATGCCCATTCATCAAAGGCACTTGGTTTTTTTAGACCGATTAGAAGCTGGCTTGAATCGGATTGTAGAAACCCAGCACGACCAAAGCAGTCAGATAATTAACCTTACACAAAAGATTTCAGACTCGCTGGAATCACAGGAGAAGAAATAATGTTACTACCATTTCCACAAGACCTCCCTATTGAGGGTGTAGGAATCTTAATCGACAGACTCAGGGGTAAACCCATTCCCCTGCAAACAGCCCTGAACGCAGCTTGGAATTTGGCAGGGTATGCTGCCACCCAAGTACCCCTGACCCCACCTAAAGATGAACCTGTGCAGGACTATCCTATCTCGGATGCTGAGGTGGTCACCTTATTAGAGAAACTTCAAGGCGAATACCTACCAGCACCAGCAGGGGCACCCATTGAATTTGCAATCATCCCCTGGAAAATTGTGTTGAAAGTTCTGATCAAGATGCTGATCAATGCTGCCCTATAGATTGTTCTTTGGTAAACCCAGATCTTCAAGGTGGGTTTCTGTAAGGAAGTCCCACCTTATTTCCAACCCTTTTTGTGCTGGGTGTGGGTGTGCCGACCCTACGAAATTGAATGTCCACCACATCACCCCCTACCATGTTGACCCCAGTAAGGAACTATCCTCAGATAACTTAATCACCTTGTGTGAATCCAGTGCCAAGTGTCACTGGGTACTCGGGCATTTATTAGATTGGAAATCATGGAACCCAGACATTAGAATAGATTCTCAAAGATACTTTAGGAAATTGGAAAATAAACCAGTATGGAAACGAACAACCTAGGAGAAGGTTTCCATGCGCAGAATGATCCATTGTCTTTTATGTGGTGAATTCAAGCCCCACAAGTCTCGTTATCTGTGCATGAAATGTTATCAAAATCCCCTCTCTAAAAATCTTAAGATACCAGTAAACTTCAGAGTGGAACGGATGGACCGTGAAGAGGTCGTCAGGTGCCCAGTTTTGCCACCCGATGAACCAACCATGGCAAAGCCTGGCACACAGGAAAAGATCGAAATCCTGACCGCACGATGGGCAGCAAACAGACTCTTATACCACCCCGATGATAGTAAGGAAAACTACCAGCCGATAGTGCCAGAGGTGGGGGATGTGGACTGGACCAGCACTAAACCATCGGCATCTAAAAAGATTTTTAGGCTGACTTGTGATGCCCCAGAAGAGGATTAATCTGTACTACATTTCAACCCAAATAACCACTATATACACATGAAAACGGATGCTAAACAGTACGACCAAACGCAACATAAAGCCTTAAATCAAAGGGGATTACAAGGATTTTAGGGGGTGTTGTATGATAGGTTGGGGTGGAAGAGGTCGCAGGTTCAAATCCTGTATCCCCGACTAGGGTTTGGTGAAAAAAAGGTGTGGTCAAAAAGTAGTACTGTACTACTTAGTACCACATCTGCTATGATTCTTTGCATGTCAGCTACTTTGGCTGGCTTTCTAAAGGGTTGTAGTCATGAAGAAAATTAAAGTGCCTGGGCTTTTACATCATAAGGCTAGGGATCTGGGTTACTCCATTGACCCACGCAATCGCAAGACCACCTACCATGGACCATTCGGTCTGGCCCAAACCACCGCAAACTATAAAAAATGGTTGTCAGAATATCTGGCCCAGGCTGATACCCAGATCCCAACCACACCCACCGATAAAAAAGATCCTACCATTGCTGACCTTGTTGTGCACTTCTCCAAGTGGGCTGATATGTATTTCAGAAACCCTGCCACAGGTAAACCCACTAGCCAGATCCATGTTTTGAAATCAGCAATTCGGGAGCTTAAAGATTATCTGCAAACACCGATTGCAGAATTCACCCCTAGGGATCTCATCGCAGTCAGGGCTGGATTGGTTCATCGTGACATCATGCCCCAGTC